CAACTAACCATCTTGCCATAGGCTTCATCTCCACCTATAGAATCTCTAATACCTTTTACTTCTTCTTGTGCTAGTTCTTCTGCTGCACCTTCTCCATCTTCTGTATATCCCATCTCTATTGCCCTACCAGTAAGATAAGAGTCAACAGCATTTTTAGATAGACCAGCATCTAATAAAGATTGATACATTTCTTCTGGTATCTCTCCTTCGTTCTTGTGAAACTCAGCACTAATTTTATATGGGTCAATGCTGTTCTCTTTAAATATCTCTCCTAAGATTTCTCCGTAGTTTTCATTTACAGAGTTGTAATCTACAGTTCCATCTTCTTGATAAAAGTCTTCATATCCTTCTGGCACTCCTGTAGTTTCTTCTGTTGATTCAGATACTTGATCTTCTTCTGTAACAGAACCAAGCTTTCCTTCTAATTCTTTGTAGCTGTTTGCTAAATCTTCTACAGTTTTAAACTTACCAGCATACAAACCATTCTCATCTTTAAGACCTTCGAGATCTTGTTGAGACATTGGTGGTGTTTCAGATACCTGTACTTGTGATGAAGTCATAGTGGTTTTCTTTTAACTATAGTGAATTGTATTGCCATGTCCAGTAACGTAATCACCCGACTTCTCTGGTACAGGATTTTCTTCGTACTCACCTACACGACTAACGACTGCTTTTTCAGAGACAAACTTTCCGTCTTCATCTCTTTTTCTACTAGGCTTCTTGGTTGGCATCAGGGGTTCCTCCT